GTGCCGAACGGCCCGGTATTGTCGTTCGCCAGCGTGACGCCGGTATAGGCGCCGTTCTGCGCGGGATTCACCAGGCATCGCGCCACCAACCCGCTAGATTCGTTTTGCGGCCAGTAGGCAATAGGCTGAGTACCCATAACCAGATCGTTATAGTTGATGCCGGTCGGTATCAATGCCCGCCCTGTTCCCACGGTCATTATTGGCATGGTCTAATCCTGCATTATGTTGAGGCGAATCGTCAAGCCTAAGCTGGCATAGGTCGGAGCGCCCCGCGTAACCAGGCAGCCCCAGATGGTTGTCGCCACCGCTGAGAACGCGATGCCTAGTCCCTTTGGCGATGATACACTGTTGAGCGCGCTAGCATAGTAGGTCGAGAACGGGATTACCCCAATACACGTCGCTGCGTTCCCATCTGAGACGGTCCAGGCCGCGTTGTCTGCCGGAGGCGTGACTGCTGTGTCAAACAGCCACAACTCACAGGCAATCGACTGGCGCGCAGCGTCTATCAGAACTGCCGACTCAATGACGCCTGACCCACCCGCTACCCGCACAACATTGGCGAATGGGATGGCCGCTGCCGAGGTGCCCACATAATCGCCTGCGATATACGCACCCGCGACGGTTAGGACAGGATTGACAGTGACGGTGATGCCCTCGCCGCCAACCTGGCCTAGATGCACTTCGGATGCCGTTGGCGCGATAGACAGTGGGTTTACCGCACTCACTGGCCGCACATCATTGCCAATCTCTTGGACAATATAAACTGGATTGGCTGAACCAGCCACTAATCTGAATACCATTCTTACCTCCTAAGCTAACCCTCTTGCTATTGCTGCCTGAACATTCTCTGCAAACGGTCCTATGCGCTGTTCGCCAAGTGTCTTGGACCATTCACGCGGTTCGTTGCCTGGATGGCGGACACTCTTGGGTTTAACGATAGGACCAAGTTTGCGCCCTGGACCACTGCTGGAAAACTGTCGCGGCTTCGTCTTGGGAAGATAACTTTTTCCCTTCCCCTGATAAGGGAACGCCAACCTTGGAGCATTAACGGCAGAAATGTCGTGTTCCTCTGTGCCCTCATCTAGTCTGCGCCACTTTTCTATAGACGATTCACTACCCTTTGGACCAATCCAGACCGATGCCTCGTTGCTCTTGATTTTAGTCTCATAAGCCATTGTGGGCTTCTCTCCACCCCACCCGTCAATGGTCTTGTTGAACATTGCTTTGTCTTTCTCGCCCTCGTCTGCGAGAACCTTGGCAATCTCGTCGCGTATCTTACCCACATCAAAGCCCTTGGGTACTATTGCCGTTGCCTTAATTGTGAATGCCATAATCCCTCAGCGCCCATTGGGCGGTTGTCATAATCTACGAATCTTCAACATTACATAACATCGGCAGCGACCGTGCCGGGGTGGATAATCGCTCCAGCCATCCCCTCTAGCCTTCCCATGTAATGGACCACACGCAGAACAAACACGCTCGTCCTCTTGAGTATACCAAACCTCTACAACCTCCAGCCCCATGCCCCTCAGCCGATTCACATAATCATCAAGCGCCATCGAAGCAGCTACCGTAATCAGGGTGATGGCGATAAGCCCCGCCCGACTCTTACTGAACGCAGGCTCTAGCATCTCGTCAATTTGGTCTGCCGTAATCGCTTCGGCGGCATATTGGGCCGCCACACCACTGACAACCTTCTGCGTAGTTCCAATAAGGCGAGTAGCCTCTGCCTGGGCATATCCCGCTGCCCATTCATTCGCCGCCGCGCCCATTTCAGCGGGGTCGAAGGCAATATCATATTCCTCCTCAAGCTCCATCACCCTATCCATAAAGGCGCGAACCAGATGTGTGACCAGAATGGTTATCAACGCCGTTCTCAGCGGTTCATAATCGGGTACGTCATTCCCCTCCACGGCATAGGCTGCATCTTCCGCAAACGCCGTGAACACTTGCTGAATCTCACGCTGCATAGACCTCTCGATGGGCGTCCTTTCTTTCTCTGAGGAGGCGTTCTGCCCCTCTGTAACCCCGGTGCTGCTTACTGCCGGGAGTTTTCGCATCGGCGCATCTTCGTGCGGTTTAGCCACGTTTGGCTGCTCTTCTTCCTCTTTTGGTTCAAGTAACCACTCCAGCGCACGGACTGCTTCTTTGGCCTGGGTCTTTTTCGCGCCGTTTTCGGTGACACTCGCCCGTTTCGCCTCCTTTAGCGTTGTCTTAACCTCTTCTTCCGAAAAATCATCAGGGTCTATTCCCTTGAGATAGGGGTTGTCTCCATAGAATAACACGTCTACCGGCATACCGTCCTGGGTTCTACCACTCTCCAATTCCATATCGCGGAACTGTGCCTCAGTAATCTCTCCTACCCCAAGCATCATTTCTCGTGTTACACGTACAGTGGTGGCCCCATCACCAAGGTTGCGCTCCCAACCCATCGAGCGAGTATTATGGATTTCGGCTTGCACTTGGTCAATCCAGTCATCCTGAACGTCGAAGCGCATCTTGAGCGACGGAGGCAAGAATTTGCCCTGGCGATGGTAAGGGCCACGATCAGACCCGCCCAATAACAGAGACAGGGTTCCAAGCTCGTGAGCCGCGCCCGACATGGCGGTTGCCATGTGCTGCAACAGGGCGTCTGCCTTGGTAGCCCCTACGGCAGTGGCAGGCCACATCCACCTCACAGGGAAGCCTCCCGTAAGGGCAATAATGTACATAGCCAGGTTTACGTCTGTTTCCCACGAGAATCCATCAGGAAGGGAAGCAAGGTCCACCACATCTATCCCAATGTCTGCGGCTGTCTCGTTGGCAACGATGGGGGTGAAAGAGAAGCGTTTCAAGCCTGCATTGTCTGCCGACTCACTGCGGACTCACTAGCCATCTCGAATGCAGCCTGGACCATACCGACCGACATTTTCTTACCCACCAGGATGGACCGCGTAGGCCGACCGCCCAGCTTCTCCTGCTTATATGTCAAGTCGTCAACAATGGATTGCGCTACGCCCATGCACCTGGAAAACCAGGACAGCCCAACCCCATTCATTCTGTCTACGGTAGAGGGTAGCTGCGCACCGTAAATGACACGGGAACGATGTAGCTTGAATCTCTTGCCTGACAACTCTTGCTTGTAAACAACGGGCCATTCGGGATGGCCGGTCCTCCAACAGCACATTGGATCGAGGTTGGCAAGCCCAACCGCAGGGCCGATAATGGGACCATCCTTGGGTCCGGCCCCAAGAACCTCTCCAAAAGCTCCATTGTCACTAATCCAGCGGGCCTGAAGCCACTTCATGGAAAAATCAAGCCAGCCCGCCCCAAACTCACTGCCTTCGGTGAGCTTAATGGCAAACTCTTCGGCCCTATCACGCTCTGATTTCAGAGATGGGTCACGGGGTTCAATAATGGGAGGGATGGTACTCAGTTTAGCGCCGATGTTAAAGACCGAACCCGCAAAGAGAGGACACTTCTGCCAATTACGCGCCAGGTAGTATTCTCTGGACCAAGACCACCAGTAAGGAGCTAAGTTCCCTGTATCTGCCAAGAGCATGAAACTAAGCCCATAGGGCGTACCTGCATTATCCTCGTTTACGTCTCTTGTAGCGCGTTCCTGAACAGAGAGGGCTTGTTCTGGGCTTATCGCCTTTTGTTCCTCAAGTGGTTCATAGCCTTCGCTCATAGTGTTTCCTTATATCATAGGTAACTGTATTGTACCCAACTCCGTTGCACAGTATTGTAACATAAGTTCGGTAAAACACCAAACGTAGGCATCATACCTGTTTGGTGATGGCTGTGCCTTTGATTTAGTCTGGTAATAGGTAGCCAATTCATCCTCTAATTTGGGAAACTCCCCTACGTGGTGGATTCTACCCTTCTCCATTAGGCGGCTAATCGGCTCTGCCCTGGCGACCTTCCCCCTGGAGGCCGTAACAACCTTTACGGGAATCCTTGGATCAACACCATGAATGACTGCCTCTACCATGTCTCCGCCAAAGTTGCGCTCTGCGATCAGCGCATCAGCCTCGTACTTGTTATACATGGTAACTGCTTGTGCTGCCCACATCTCTGGAGAACCGCTAACACTTGCGTCCTCAAGGCAATAGCCGTGCAACACTTCCTCTTTCTGTGCTACACCGCCAATGACAATGCCCGTTTCTCCAACCATGCCGCCCTGCGGGTCAACTCCCACTACAATGCGCAACAGTTCTGGATGATAAAGCACCCGCGTCTCTTTGAGCATGTCACGGTTCCAAAGGGCACGGGGATCGTCGTCAAGGTCTTCAGCCATAATCTCCAGGCGGTAGGAAAGGCTATCCATATCGCCCGTAATCTCTTCCAGTGCCACCTTGCTAATGTGGGGATTGTCGTGAGACGTAAAATGGAAAACGGCCCACCTTGGCTCCTCGCCGTTGGCCTCTGCCTCTTTCTGCATTTGCTCCGCCCGCTTATATAACTGGCTGGCGTGTTGCGCCCGCTGTTCAGATGTATAGATAAATACAGCGTCCCCGTCATTGTCCAGAAGCATGGGCGCTCCTACAAGAGTCCACACTTCGGGGTCCATCAATTGAAACTCATCCAATATCAACAGGTCGGCAAAGTCGCCACGCAAGGTGTTAGCATTCCAGGCCGTCTTGGCCTTGATTCTAGCCTCAGTCTTGCCATGAACGGGGACAATATATTTCTCAGACTCATTCTTGCGATACAGCCCTGCCTCAATGGCAGGCTTCAGGGCAGTCGTCACTTCCCACCAGAACCTACCAATTTGTTCCTGCGTAGGCGTGGCATACAGGATTCTGTGCCCCTCTAATAGCTTAATCACTGCATATATGGCAACTCCTGTCGTTTTTCCACTCCGACGACCTGCGCGGCAAACTTTTCTGCGTGCCGGAGAGTAGATAAAGTCTCGTTGCAGATCATGTGGTTCTTTTAGGTTTATCTTAATCGTTGTGGACAATTATAGGCTCCACGTCTATAGTTTCGGGAAGTGCTCTCTGCTCTTCCCCAAACTCTACGATAATCTTAAAGGTGCGCTCTTCCTTGTATAACATCTGGTGCAACTGGGAAGGCTCTCCTATTAGATACTTGGCAAGCCACTCCCTGGCACGGGCGCGTACATGGGCAGTAAGGTCTTGGTCCAGCGCATCCTCCAGCGCCAGCTTAATCACCTCCGCCCACTTTTCAGAAGTGACCTCCCTCATAGTGACTTCTAGATATTCTGTTTCCGTTTGCCTGGTAAGGCGACCGTCTTTGTTGCCCGTTTGGCCTTTAAGCCACCTACCCATGCTGTCTCTAGTTCGTAGCGCCATCCCGCACTTCCTTTACTCGAATGCAATCATTTCTCCACTGCAATACAACATCACAGTCGGCATAATGCCACAGGATGATAAGGCCATGTTCGTCACGCCC